ATATTCCTTGGCAACTGCGTCGTTGCCTTCTTTCCACCGGCAGAGTTCTTCCTTCGTCTGGTTGCTGCTGTCGTTATGCACATTCTCTGCATACGCTGCGACGGCTGCTTCCATCTCCGGGGAGAGATTCTCGTCCACCATGTAATTTTCCCAAGGTGCGTCTTCGTTGTTGCGCGTGCCCTGAGCCTTCTTGATTTGCTCCGGGGTCATGTTGCTGTTCACGGCTTTCGGAGCCGACGCCTCCCAGCGTTCGAGATATTCCTCATTGCTTACGAACTTGCTCATATCGTTAAACCCCTCCGTTTAACTTCCGCCAACAACGCATCGTTCGAAAAGCTGGATAGAACATACGGTCGTCGATTGTATAACTGCTCTTTCGCAGTTGCCCACCTGACGTTCCCTACTTCGTAACTCCCGTCGTTGTTAATACGATCCAATGAGTGCTTGGGTGTTGGTCGAAACCCTAGCTCTTTCAGAAAGTCTTCGAAACTTTCAAATTTGAACTGGATTCCTCGGCCACCATACGCGGGGTAGTCCCTGTTTGTCGTGAGAGTACAACGAGTTTTCGCAGAACAATATGCCTGATATTCGGGCATACTCTGCAACCCATTTCGGTTAGCGTAAGACATACACTCCTCCACTTTCGATAAGGCTCAGGCGTCCTGCACGATCATGGAGGAGCCTACGTTGCGTGAAATCCACGTACACTCTGCGGATCAGGCAGAGCAACCATGAACACTTCGTTTGCCTTCTAGACGACAAACTCCGTTAGCACCCGGCTTCGGCAATCCGCCTTAGTCGGCATGCATGTTCACTGCGATATTGTCCGCACACATTTCGCGGAATGCTTCGTCATTTTGAATCTGGATGTTCTTGAGTCTACGCAAGTCGCTGATCAAACGTCTCAGCCTCCCTATCAACTTACGTTGTCTCGAATTTTCGGTTCGCAATAGTTCAATCGAATCGCGCAAGGCGATCACGATTCCAAGCTGGTTTTGGTCTGACATACTTCCTCCTCCAAGGAATGCTTCTCCAGATATTCGGCGGCAAGCCGACAGATTGCGGGGTCTTCTACGTTCGATAGTACGATCCATAAATTCTCCTAGTAAAAGAATTAGAGGCGTGTTACTAGCACGCCTCCGACTCACGGGTAATTAGTCCGTAAGTTATTGATTCTAAGGTACAACGGTGACGATGATCTGCGAATAGACCATCATAGTCGGATCGCCGGTGTCATGATCCGTCTCGGGCGTCATAACGTCATCGAAGGTTGGATACTGCACTTCGATAATTGCTTGGCCGACGTTGTGAGCCGTGATCAGGCCGCTGCCGCTCACAGACGCAACGAGTGCGCTGTATGCAACCTGATTTGCAAGCAATCCGTTGCCGCTGATTGCGTTGCTTGGGTTGTACCCGCTGAAAGACGGATAGTTGTACGACTTGTAGGTCGCAGAGTTCACTGGCGTGTAGTCGTTACCCTTCACGTCAACGGCCTGCGGGGTCAGTTGGCAGGTCGGATGGCACGCTTCCGGGGAGCCGAGAGAACTTGGCTGGCCTTCGAAAACAGTGACCGTCTGGCTCGATAGACTGAGCGTGACTGCGTACTGATGCCCACCGGGAGTGATGCCAGCGGACTGCGAAACCTGACTACCCACTTTGGCGACGTTAGTGCCCGCAACCAGAACAATTGCGAGAACGCCGAGACCATCCGTGGGGGTGTGCTGCGGATTTGGATTTGCCATGAATTTCCCTTTCGTTAATGATATTCGTAAGATGCTGGGCCGAGTGCTGAATCCCAGAGTCCACGGAGCCAACCCTTGCGGAAGAAGGCCCATCTCACAAATTCAATTAACTGATTGCCGTTGCGGCATCGATCTGACGCTGACGGATGGTCGTGTCCGGGCCGAGCGAGGTCGTGAAGTGCACACGATAACTCGTCCATCCGGGGATCAAACCTTCAGGGTCGGCAACAGTCGGCTCTGCGTTCTGCACGATGTTGCACTCGATGTTACGCCACTCACCATCACCGAATCCAGTGTCACCCTTCGCTCCGAGATTGATGGAGAAGATACCATCGCGCCCGAAGATGTAGGTGCGGAGTGCGGTCAGGCCCGTGATGCCCGAGTAGTTCGAGGTCTGCGTGACCAAGTTGGTCTGGTAGAAGTCAACGCCCGTGGAAGGCAGCGTCACAACTTCAGTCAGGTCAACCGACACGAGACTGTCCATCTTCATCTGGCCCACCGGAGTGTGCTTCAGGATGTCGATTGGGGAATCGTTGCTGTTGTCAGCAAGGACATCACCCAAAGCGAACGGATGTATGTACTTTTGTTTAGGATTTAAGGCTGTTCACGGAACATGAACGCCCCCTAGTTCACACTAGGGTCGCTCTCACAGTCGCCTGTGAGGTCAGACTCTCTCTTCAATTCCGATGACATGGAATCGCTTGACGTATTAGTCGTTACGGTTGATGGTCCTTTTTGATTTAGTTCTCTCATGCGTTGGTACAACGGTTCCCGTTCTGTAGGACAGTTTCTTGGCAAATCTATGTATTTCAGTGCCAAGATTGCCTGCTCTCGTTTTATTACGAGATACGGCAGTATCGCCAACAGAGTTTTCTTCGTGTTGTTTTCCCCTTTTGGACGCCACTCATAAGCCGCTTTGTGCTTATCAGTTGCTTCCACTTTGCAGTAATACACACCGCCAAAGTTGGAGATTAACCATTTCATTAGAGTTACGCTGGTGTTTGCAATATGCAGCCTCAGATTGAACGACCCGTAGGTTTTCCCAGAGACTTCAAAATCGTGCGAACGGGCTTCGGTTCGCCAGATGCAAATATTGCCTTCACCATCAATCAAGCCGCCCAGATACGAGCATTTTGTCTTATCAGATTGAAACATTGGACCTTACCTCGGTATTGTCTGAGTATATCAGATGTCCACCGATTTAGTCAAGTTTTATAAAGCAGGAGCCATTCTAGCGGCCCGCAACTGCGGACATCGCTTTTAGGTTAACCCCTGCGAAGGACTTGGAGCCTTCGTCGAACGGTCGAACAGAGCGTCCTGCCAGCGACTGAACGCTGTTACGAATCTGAGAGAGCGACAGAGCGGTGAAACTCGTGGTCGAAGATGCAGCCAGTTCAACAAGCACGCTTGCGTCGATGCTCGAAGCACCGTCAGCGGTTGCACGCACGAGTGCGGACAACGATTCGCCAAGGCGATAGCTCATCTCTCTCGCAACGTTTTCCACCGTATTGTCGATGGCAGTCGCAAGACTCAAAGAGCTAAAGTTTGCATACAAATTTGTTACTGAGTCAGATAGGTATGAAGATTCAATGCAGCCTTTGGACTATCTTTTAACAGTCCTACCGCATGATTGCAAGGTTTGCACAACAACCCACGAACACGCTTTGTCGCATCGTGTACATGATCTACGCAGAGACGCCCTTTTGGGGACTGCTTGCATATGGCACAAACACCACCTTGCTTTTCCAGCAATGCAGTATATTGGGCTTCTGTTATGCCGTACAGTCTCTCAATACCCCGTTGCCAAGCACGGTGCTTAACATCAGGATATTTCCGATTTCGTGGTCCTCGCTTGCGAGTATTGACGCCCGCTTTTACCAGCCAGTTGTGCACAGTATCGTAGCACACACCCGCTAACGGAGCAATCTCCCTACAAGTCTTACCACTATTGTACAGTTCAATTACCTTGTTTTTGTCCATACTTTATACTAACACGGATTGATCATTTCTGTCAACCTCATACGGTTTAATTCCCGTATGTTCGGACTATTGCATCAGTCGTTTCAAGACCGTTCAATCGCTTAGTCTCTCAGCGTCCCTCGCGGGTTCGCCCTCGTTGCCATCTCAGGGTTCGAGTCAATCAGATTGAATTTATCGCCGACCATGCTTTTGAAAATCGGCGTATTCACCAATCGTCGCAGTCGTAGTCAGAACGCTAACAGACAGCGAACTGCCGACCGTACCTTCCGTGGTCTGGGTAGTATTTGCGGCCATCGGAACGTACATAAACATTTCCAGTTATCGGTGAATTATACCAGTACAAAATGTTTTTAGATATACTGGTTACCACTGTTCATCGGAAGATCAAGTCTTTCCGAGCAGGCCACAAACGGCGTCTGGGCCTTCAAATTTTCTCTGAACTTTTTATCGTAAAATTTCACGGTGCTCTGAGGCAAGTTAGAGAGTTGGTTCCCGGCGGGCGAAAAAGCCATAACGGGTTTCCTTTCAACAAATTATCGACGAGGGCGTGGGGGACGAGTCTTTTCCAACTCATTCACCCTCTTAACAAACTCTGGGTTTGTCTGTATCTGCTTCCGATAGTCTTCGGAAGACATTACGTCGATATCATGCAAAGTCAATGCGTCCGTCGCGCTTGGAGTCAACGCGCCCGTATGAGGGGCAACGCGATTATTCAAGCCTGATGGAACATGGCTTTGTCGCTTTTCTTGCGGCACCGGAGCCTCGTTAATTCGAACGGGTTCCACTGCTACAGCCTGCGGTTCCGGCTGTATGTCTACCACAGGTGCCGGGGTCGGCACTGGTAGAACCTCACGCACGATAGGAGAGGAAAGAAGCAATCCGGCTTCTTCCATCTTGCTTTGGGCATATTCAAAATTTCGAATGGACGGCTGGAGCCCCGTCTTGGTCATCCACTCACAAACTGTATTGATGTTCTCGGAGCACGCGTAAAACTCGGGGTGCCGTTCTAGCCACACTTCCGCATTTTGTCGTGCAACGATCTGCATCGTCTGCTGTTGCTGGTTATTCAGCGTATCTCGCAATTCTGCGGGAGATACTCCGACAGCAGATTCCAGAAGTCGATCACGTGCTGACTCGAACTTCGTGGGATCGTTCATGTCCTGAGAAATCGCGTACCGTTCTTCTGGTGTCAACGGCTTCTCGCGGAACTGGACGGTCGTCGGTATTCTTTCCAAATCCGTTGGTAGTGCATCCGTCTCAGGTGTGCCAAGGCGGGCCTTGCGCTTCACGTCCCTCATTCCGAGGATCGCGTTCGAGTGAGCCGACTCTAACTTCTTGATCAACTCGTCTTGGGTGGTGTAACTGAATCTTTGCTTTCCACCGACGGGCCGACTGTGCTCGTCCATAGGTTGGTACTCGTACCATTTCACTTCCGGCACGGGCGCGCCCACAGGCACTGCTGCCACGGGCACTTCGGGTGTGATCACTTCAGGTGTTACGATTGGTGTACTCATACAATTCCTCCTCCAAGGTTACTGCAACTCGGGTAGTTCTGTTGCGTTCTCAACCACAGGTTTGCGGTTGGTGTACGCGTTGATCTGGCACTCTTGCTCGATCTTCTCGATGAGCATGGTATAAAACTGCGCGATCACTTGTGCTCTGTAATGCGCGGCAAGAACATCTTCCGATTTCGCTGGGTTGGTCTCCAGTAACTTGAAGTTGAATTTTCGGACGAGGTCTTCCATGATCCGTTGCATGATTTCGAAACCACGTTGCTTCACGCTGGCAGCAAGGACACCCCGTTCTTCTTCTGTGAGATTCAACTCGATGTCCAGCCCTCTTAGTTCATCCGTTACTTTCAGCATAATCTCCTCCCGAAGATACTTACTGCTTATGCGCTTTGCCAACCATCACGAATCCCCAGAGAAGGAGGCACGGAGACCATAACCATTCTCCGAGATACAGCAAACCATCTCCTATACTGTAGGTTGCGTTGTGAAGATCAAAAATATCGGCCAAAGCATTCAAGTGTGTCTGCTTGGTCATGAGGCAATGGACGCTATCAAGCATCCCGGACTCGTGCATGATCTTGATAGTTGCCGCCTCTTGCGCTGCCGCTTGTCTATCGTCGGCAGTTGAATCAGGAGAGTTTACAGTAGCCAAGTATTCCTGATATTCAAGGTACTGCGTTAACTCAATTCGTTGAGTGTTTGCAGAATTCTCGATAACTGGAAATTTGTCGTGGTTGGCAATCAGTACGAGTTGATTAGACGCCACACCCACGCTATATGTAGCAAGGGGCAGAAGTAGCATCCATAGGGCCGTCTTACGGAGAAAATTCATCATGGTGTTCTTTCTGTCCAGCGCATTCATTTTCGACGCCCGCATAGCGGCCCGCTGTTCGTCGAGGAGGGGTGTTTAGTCCCGCCTATTCTACTGTAGGCATCTGGCCTTGCAAACCGCCGCTGCTAGGCTCGCCCTCTACTGCTTCGGAAAGTCCTGATGCTTTGGCCGAGGCAATAACAAGGTCGCGCTTGATGCGGTTGTTTGAAGACTGATCTTCCATTTCTTGTTTCTGTTCAAACTTCTGTTGTGTGGATTGCTGGCCTGCTTGCGTCTTCGCGGCATTGATAGCAGCAGGAGAGTTGGCGTCTTTCTTGGCCTTCATTTCCGCAGTCATCGGTTTCACGATGTCGCTACCGTTCTTCCACTCGCTGGCTTCCATCCACATCTTGAAGACCACGTCGAAGTCAATGTACAGACCCATATCCGCCAGCGATGAAGCCAACTGAGGGTTGTCAAGGAACTGTGTCAACATCGTCATGGACTGTGCCATAGTACGTTTCGCAGACATTGATGCGCCCGCGAGAACTTCGAAGTCCAAGGTAGCATCCCAATAGTCTTGCATGGTCATGGATTTCGCTAATGGCTTGCCGAGCACGTCACCCAGAATGTGCAGGATGGCAGCGTCCGACATTTTCTTGAATACGAGTTCATCCATGATATACAACCACGGCTTGAACACTTGCTCGATGAAGTTGTCGAGCGGGCCGTCCAGTCTCGTCGCTGATGCTGACGCTTGGATTGCCGCTCCACCAGAAGTGCGACCCATGCTCGAACGTGGGCCTGCTGAACTTCCTTGAACCAACTGCTGGTCTGCACCGGATGAAGACTCAGTCGCCTGTTCGGATTCTCGCAGTGCTTGCCAAACATCGGAAGGCACTTTCGGAGTTTCCATCAGCGAGAATGCTTCCTTCGCTGGGCCATCGACGGTCAGAACCTTGCCGATGTTCGTCTTAATCATCTGTGTGAAATTGTTGCCGTCGCGTTTCTTGAGATAGATCGGGTTGACACCATAAGACAGAATCTTGAGAATCGCATTGATCGTACCTTGATCGACGCGTTGGTTCTGTCCGACGATGAGACCGAGACCCATGCCGTAAAACGACTTCGGCCTGTTCCACCAGTTCGCAGATAGGAATGGCAACCGTTTGAATTCGTTGTCACCCAGATAGAGTACCTTCTCGCCTTTGAGGACGATGATTTTTTGCTTCGCATCCCAATACTCAAGCACTTCCAACTTGGTGTTCAGCGGGTTAGGCGTGACGCCGACATTGGAGTCTTGCGCGTGATGAACGGCACCCTTCATGTACAAGGCTTGCTCGATCATCTGATTGGGGGCGGACGGTGTCTGTACCGCCCACATGTCTTTTAGGTTCGCGGGGAAAGTCCAACCCTTCATAACATCCGGGTTATCCTTCGCTTCCATTTCCAGTGCTTCTTTGATGGCGTTTATTTCGTAGAAATCCATGGAGCGAACGTCAACTGCCCAGCGTGCTTCGCGGACATCCGCGACAGCCAACTTGGGATCGAGAAGAACTGCGTCCAAAGGTCGATGCTCGAAGAACGGCATCGGTACAACTTTGGTCGTTGTAGTGATATCAGGCGGCTGGTCAGTCGGAATCGTAACCGTCAACGCTTGGGCATCAGGGCCGACTTTCTCGGAGACAGTAGTGGCCTTACGTTTGGACACGCTGATTTCAGTCCAATCGTATCCCCACTTCCAGATGCCTGTTCCAAGGTGGGCCATCGTTTCGAGTCCCCACTTTGTCTCTGTCTTGAACTTACTCTTGTCGAGTATGTACGAGAACAAAGCCGTCTTCGCATCCGTAATCTCCTGCTTGACGCCGGGTCGCGGGCGAAGAATCATTGGCGGGTCATCGTAAAACAATCCCTTGTACAACTGTGGGACGACTGAGTTGCAAATCTTCGCAACCGTGAATCGCTGGACGTTCGGTTCGAGCACGTAGGTATTGTCGTACACAGTCATCGGTCGCGGTGCTTGGAATAATAGGTCAGCATCACGCCAGAGTAGGTTCCACTGTTTGTTCAATAAGAAATCTCGGGCTGCTTGGGCCGACTGGACGACGAGTCCTAGATGGGTTGACAGATCACCTTTTACTTCTTTAATTTCGCCCGATTTGTTGAAATTCTCGCCTGTCAACGACGCTTGCGGGTTGCCGTCGGCTACCAATTTTGTGTCAGTCATTTCGGGCATATTGCTCCTAATTGTACAGCCCAGCATCCTCTAAAGGATCGCTGTAGTCTGATGCGACGGCTTGATCTGCTTTTACGGCTTCTTGGACAGACATGTCCGGGTGGGCTAAAGATTTGTTGAGGGATGTCTGCTTGAAGCATTTGTCGAAGGTGCCGGGGCCGTACATGTGATCGTATTGCTGCTTCTGTTGAGAACTGATCACGAAGTCCGGTGAGGCTTCTGATTTCTTACCCTCCATGTCCGCGTACGACGAAAACTGATCAACTAGAAGTGCTAACGCGTCCACGATATCATCGTGAGCGGCGGCGGCAGTTCCGAAAGCCGATACCTCTTTATACAACTCTTCGAGGCCGACCATTTGGTTGGCAAACAGTAATCGTTCGTCTCCGAGATAGCGTAGGACTGGTTTGGCCATCGCGTCTTTTGCGGTCGCCTTACTGCCTTTGCCCATTGGAACAAACTCAATCGGTACACGTACATGCAACTTGTCCATCTCACGGTAAATTTCTTTACCAAGCCACTTCACGCCGACAGACTCTTCGATGCAGATGCGTGAGGGTCGCCATTGGTTCGCCACAGACGCGATCTTACAAGGAAGTTCAAACTCGTTCCACTTACCACGGGCCATATCGATGATATAGAATCGGCCACCGTAAATCATGGCCGTAATCATGACCGTATAATCCGCCCAACTCTTCGTTGAGTAAGCCGTGTCAATACAAGTGACAATCAGTCCTGATTGCGGGAGCAGATTGGAGTGGATCGTCCGGCGTTCGAGTAACTCACGCGGAAACTTGACCGTATGAGCCTTAGTCGGATCGTTCAAATACTTAATTGCGAAGCCTTCAGCATCGTGCATCTTCGAATGCAGAAATGCGTAGGTAAGTTGACCCGGAACATTGAACCATAGTTCGTAGTCACTCTCCAGCATCTCGCTTTCGACTTTGCCCGCCTTGATTGCAGCAGCATTCGGCCACCAGCCCGGACGGAGGTAAACCTTCATCGTAATTGGGTCGCCGGACTTCTCGCACGACTTGATGTGCTTCATGTCCTGTCCGTACGTATCTTCGGAATCGTACCACGTTCCGATTTTATCGTAGAAGCCGTACGGGTGAAGCATGGCTTGGTTGATGCTGACTTGCTTGTTGATATTGATGATGCGGTCAACCGTTCTGCTGTTCTCGTTGGTCACCACGTCATCTAATTTCATGACG